GCCTAACCTCGCTGAGAGTCGAACAGCCAGTGTATTTATTACATCAGAAATTGCTTTGAAGATGTATAAAGTGCTTAACGACGAAAATGTAATTAAAGTAAACCAGTTGATTTCTGACCTATTCTTTGCTCAGCTGTAATCATACCGGACAGTGATTTGGTTGTAATGAAGGATAACTACATTGAGGATTAAAGTATCGGCTGTGTAAATAAAACTTCACGATCGTCAAGATCGTAAGTCAGCTGAAGCGATCTTGCCACCTTATATAAATACATAATAATATATTCGTACGAGGTGCAACTACATGAAAAAATGGATACATGCTTCATCAGATGGCTACTATATATTGGACGCAACATTCTACGGTCAATCGATATATGATCACGGAATTGAATCAACTGCATATGACTATTATGATGCGAAACAAGAAGCAATCGATGTTGCAAGAAATGACCTTGAAGTAGTTGATTCAAAAGAAGTTCGTGAAGGCGTATGGGAAGTTACTGTAGGATTTCCGGGTGTTTCAGATATTCAAAAGAAATACAGATTCAGAGCAGATAGCAAAGACGAAGCAGAAGACGATGCCTACTGGAGAGCTGCACATCAGCTTAATGCTAGACGATATCGTGAAAATGCGTCAATACAGGCTTCTTCAAATGTTGCAAATCGTTTCAGATATGTAGTTTATGACTACGATTTAGAAACAGAGGAAGAGCTTGATTCGCTGAAAGAGTTTTCTAGCGGCCAAAAAGAAGCAGCTATCAAGTATGCAGAAAAATATGCAAAAGAGCATGCTGACGAAGGCTTGGGTGCACACGTAGTTATCATTCCTGACGATGATGACGATGAAGAAGTTCTTGAATACTTCGAGTATTCGCTTGGTGGTGTTGAACCATACGAAACAATTTGGACTAGTTACTGATTCAATCAATAAGACCTTCGGGTCTTATTTTTTTGCAAATTTTTAAAATTTTTCTTGACTTTTTCATATAAATATCATATAATATAATCAACACATAAATAACAAAGGAGGATCATATATGCCATTATCTAGAGGAACAGTCAGAACGAATTACATCATAGAACAGATACGTCTTAACGCATTACAGGATACAATGAAGAAATGGAAAGGTGCTCTTATGCACTATTACACACAAGGGTATGATAACGGAGAATCAACAAAGTTATACAACGAATTAATTAAGTTTGGAGCTGATCCGGAAAAGTTATTTGATATCGACTTCGACATTCGTGAGTCAGTTCAAGCTTTTCGCAATTCACTTTAAGGAGGATACTAACATGAAGAAAGCAGAAATAATCGGCGAATTACATGCAAGAGGGGAGCTTTGGGCAAATGAATCCTATTCTAAGGAACAGCTCGAGGAGTATCTCAATGAGAAGAAAGAAGCAGAAAGCATGACCTTAGATCAGCTTCTTGCAAAAATTAAGAGCAGAAAAGTAGGTGTTTGAATATGACTACAACACTTGCAAAATCAGAAGTAATCAGTTTACTCAACAGGCTGAATCACCAGATTGAACAGCTTGAGAGAGTGGACACAGAAATCGTTCACGGAATTATTTCTGAAGAGATTGACCGAGATCGAGTTCTTGAACTTGTTCAGGAAACTATTCAGGAAGTTATCGACAAGTAAAAAAGGGAGAACAAATGGCAAGCATAGCGGATAATTTTGAAATCAACGTTGCAAAGAAACGGAACCCCGATGATAAGTATGGAACTCACTTTTGTAAGATTGAACTTCCGGAGTGGGACAATGAGGCACAGGCAGAATGTATGTTGATGTTATTAAGGAAGTTATTTGGTGACGAATATCATCTTTCTATGACGCACTGGACATGTCAAGGAATTCATAAAGAAGGATGGGACTAAGAAAGGAGGATTATTAAATGGCGATTGCAATCACACAAATAATTGCAAAAACTACACGTGTATGCGAAGCTTGCGGGAAGCGCAAGGGTACACTTACTGTAATTATTAATTCTTACAAATGCTTTGATTTGTGTAACAAGTGTAGTGTAGCACTTGCCGAATCGTTACAATCAACTGAAACTCCATGTTCTGGCACGTGGTTTAAAGCTTGGGAAGAAACCAGAAACAGCATCTTAGCTGCAATGCATAAGAATCTTGCAGCCGATCTTGCTGCAGGCTACGAATACACAGGGCAATCTATACAGAAGCAGCTTGCTGCTATTGACGAATATAAGCATGAATTCGATGAACAGCTCATGGGTTTTGTAGGCAAGAGCAATAAAGAAGTTGAAGATTGGTGCTACTACGATCTGAAAAGTAGAGGTTGGATAGAGTAAAAGGAGAAGCATGAAACCATATCGCACAGATTTGTTTTTCAAAAACGGCAAGCCAAAAGTTTCGAAAATGGTATGCAGAGACAGAAGCTACTTAACCGAAATCCGAAGGATTAACGGATATACTGATTCTAATTGGACATGTGCAGGTAACAGATGCCCATTTTATTCTGTAGGGTGTCCGAAACAGTAATTTAGATTTTAAATATTAAAAGGAGATTCATGTATGCTAGTTGATTTACACTACACCTCAACTGAGCCCTTAGGCATTTTTGCTGCACTTGCTCAGTTCAACAAACCCCACACAGGCGAAGAGCCTTTTGCACATCTTGCAAAAGGTGTTTACAGAATTGACAACTACAAATTCAACGGAGACACATTTGTTGAAATCCATTGCAACGAGTCTGTCCTAGAAGAGACTGCTTACGGTGTCTGCGATTCTTACCAGCAGGTTATAGAAATGTATCCTGAATTAATTGCAGATGTTGATCACAAATATGTCATCTTGCTGTCGTCTGTCTACAAATCAGATCAGCCTTCCGTGGGTGGATGGAGATGGCATAAATGGGGACCTTATATAGGTACTCAGAATCCTACACGCGAATACCTCTACGATGAGCCGGAAGTCGAGAAAGTATATTGTTATATGATATGTGAGGTTAATTAAAGGAGGGCAATTATGGATTTAGGAGCTTACGCAAATATCGGAGAGGACAGGATTGAACAGATTGTTAAAGCAAATAATATGGAAGTGCCGCGATTACGCGGTTATAGGTTGATGTCAGAGGAAGACAGGATTAATCTGAATGTATTATGGACAAGAAAAGACGATGCTACCTGTGCTAAGTGGCTATGCGAAAGTCTTCCTTTTTGGCATCCTAACTCAGTTGGCAGCGAATTTTCAGCTCGAACTGACCGCCTTGTCAAGAAATTTCTTTGCCCCGATGAGGAAGGCAGTTATTTTGCACCCAGCAGCATCCGTTGGGAAAAGATTCACGGATGGAAACGCAGAGTTTTAAGAACTTACATTCACAATGAGAAGAAACGTCGCTTGAAGCAGTATGAAGTGTTTAATAAGTATGTTGGAAGAGAGGATGTTTTGTATATTCATGCAAGGATTGGTGGAGGCAATTGGCCCTATTATTTTCAGCAGGTCATCAATCAACCTTGGTTCATTGAAAAGGTTGATGATTCAGAAGACTCCACGTATTGTGATATCTACGCAAGGATAGGTTGAATCAACAAATAAGGGCCAGCAATCAGCTAGCCCTTAAACTTTGTTACTTAATCCTTGAACTGTATAAACACTCCTGCTTTAACTGCCCATGCAAACGAGAACGCCCAGAGCATAATTGCTTCGTTCACAATAGTCATCCATCCGATATTACATAAAGATGTAACTACTTGACATAACATAAACAGAATTATTATTCCAGCACATGCTCTATACACAGTATTTCTGATTTCTTTCTGACCGGTCATCCTCATGGGCATATCTGTTTTAGTAAATCTCCATCCGATCATATATGCAAAAGATGCAAACAACAATGCTGCACAAATGCAATGAAACACATTACTTACGGGTGTGCTTAAATTAAGAATTCCTGTTCTATCTCCTGCGGCGTCACAACTACATGGAAATACTAGAATTCCTGCAGCCATTGCTGCTGAGAATTTACAGCTAATAGAATCTCCGATATCATACCCCTTATAAGTCCATAAGAAGAACGCAACTGTTCCTAGTACTCCAATCATCAGAATGTTTGATGTTGCATAATATGTTGCAGAGATTGACCACCAGAAATGGGGTCCGTTCTTAGAGTATGCTAAGAAACCAAATAAAGGTGCAAGGACAGGGAGCAATGCACCATATAACGCAAGCATTCTTCGCTGCCAAGCCATTGTTAACTTATCGTATCCACTCATCAATTGAATTGCCTCCTTTCGACTGGATAATTGTAAGAATATAGAAGGTTTCAATCTATTCTAGAAGGACAAAATAGTAGGCCCATATCTGTATGCAGGCCTCTTTTATTCAATGAAAACTATCATGCATTTCTATTCTATCTATTAGCTTCCGATGCAGTTTCTCTTCCGCTTCCGGTTGCAAGGCGTAGAGTTTCTCTCTAGGCACATTCATCATATCGGCAAGAGCTTCTATATCTTTATTTGTAAGCTTTCGTTCTTTTTCTATCATTTCATGTACAAGCAGATCAGTTAGGCTGTTGTAATCGTCATTGTACAGTTCGGATGCATCAAATGGAATGTCTTCTGCTTCGATAAACATCGCATGGGTTTCTAGATCTGCAACATACATTGATCCGAACATTGCTTGCAATGAAGCCATCTTATCTCCGTCTAGATGTACACGCGGGTCAGACAGATCTTCGTAAGTAACTTTGCCCCAGTGCTTACCTATCTGTGCTCCTACTTCCATGCACAATGTTCTACGCAATGAGTACTTAACTTCATCTAATTCTCTTTCCATGCATTCTGTTATTCTAGGTTTAAAGAACACACCAAATGCTACATCAGTTCTATAGCGACCTCCCCAGAATCTATATTTCTCCCACATCTCACAAAAATGAAGACAAGCTGATTGAAACTTGTCTTCGTATGAAATGTAACTATTATTCAAGAACTTATGTGATGCAATGTATCCAAAGAAAGTATAATTCATTTCAATGACTGCATCACGAATATCGGTATATTGGCGTCTCTCTTCAAGGGTAGTTTGAGGTAAATAGTCGTACAGTTCAATTGTTCTTAGCTTTCTGTATTCCTCTTTCGATAGCTCATCCTTGTTAAGTTTCGACGGATATTTCTCATCAATCATTTTCCAATTAATCCAACTTGTCACTGTAAACACCATCCCTGTATTCAATTTTTGCTACTAGTGACCAGCTGAACACAAGTGTTACTTGATTCTACTAGATTGATTTACTAGAGACACTTCTGCTAAACAGGTCAACCTTCGCCCCCTACAATGTTATATTATGTGATATTAGCAAAAAAGTCAAGACCTCAATTAGATAAAGTTATTAAATTTTTATTAAATTTTTAAATTCTATAACAACAGTATAGAATATTCTATTATATGAATGTATATGAAAAGAATTAAATTAAGTAATGTTGACAAAATTAATTATAGAAATAGAATAATGAAAAGAGTCAAAACATCTGAAAATGAAGTACAAAACAGTGTGAGAACACACATAATACGAACTCAGTTTAGAGTGTTGAACACGTTCTGTGAGAGCCTGCGAAGGGGTGAAAACAAGCCCGCCTGTCCTCAGGTCAGAAACAGACCCGAAACATCTGAATTCGCACTATAGTGAAAGATTGTAATTCAGAATCTGGACTATAGTGCGAATTTGGTGTCAATCTGACCCAATATGACCTAAATCTTGTACTATCAACAGATATTTGTCTGCCCATGTCCAGAATAACTCCGAATTTGAACTCAAGACGGAGGTCAAAATTGCCACTATAGCCCAAGATTCGCCCCTCGCGTCTGAACACAGATGTACACAGATGCGAAATAAATAAAATAATAAAAAATTAAATAAATAAAAATATCTTTTTATATATTTGAGTTCGCGCCACCTCAGAACAGCCCTACAATCCGTCATCTGTGTTTTGCGTTCAGACCGCATCTGTTCACAGACAGCCCTTCTCGCTGTCTACCTCCACAGAGTAAGCTTTTGCACCGCTGCGGTTATCCTGTGTTCTCTTCACTGACGGACTCAGATAGCATCATTGCGGTACATTGGTTTGCCAGAAAATGGGTCAGTCCGCAAGGAATACTACTTGAACATACTAGTATTCTAAAAAATTCATGAAAATTTGCTAAATAGGGCTTGACTTTTTCGTCTTGAGGGCTTATACTAACTACTGTACCTGCTACCTACGCTATAGTGAGTGAGATAAACAAGCGTAAGCTGAATCAGGATTTATCCTGTGACAGTGTAGGAGCGTAGTCGTTACGCTTTTAGGAATAAGGCGAAAGCAACCTTCCTATAGAGGCTTTCGGGTCAGACGATTTTAGAATCTTTTTCTTGTAACACCAAATTGCAGACGAAGAGGAAGTACACATGATGAGAGACCAACAGTCAATCAAATTAAATCTCAGTTGTAGCGTAGATAATAAGGATAACAGTCCGTGTCCTGAGAATTCTGGATTTGCTGCCCTCGGGGGAGTTTCGCAGATTCGTGGTAATTCTCTAGATACGGATATTTTTATGAATGTGCCTGAATCGTTAACTGAGGGTGTAGCACCGCTAAGTATGCTGCAGTGACAGTTTCGCATCTCCTTTACAATTTAAACCATCTTTCATCATAAAGTTTAAACTCCTTTCGTTGTTTAGCTCAAGAAAAAGACGCTTGTGTTGTGAGTAGTACTAGACGTAGACTGTAGCAGGTTAACAAATAGTAGTTGCGTGTTTGGGGCGTAACGGCGAAGCTGTCACTGCAGCGTGCTTAGCGGAAATTGTTGAATGTAAAGGAGAGGGTCTATCATGTCAAAGAGTTCAAGGCCTGATATACAGGTACTAGAAGATAGAGTAGATAGGCTATGTGACCAGCTACTTGAATATAAAGAAATTCGCCTCTACCGAACGACTAAGGACAGACTTGCTGCTGTAGCTAAGAAACTTGCAGATTGTCAATTGCTCATCAATGACATTGTAAGTAGCGACGGCATAGTAGCTTCAAGTACGCCCTTATGTAATCCTCCTGAATATACATCTACGTTGACAGAATTCAACGAAGATGCTGATTTATCTGACCAGTTTTTAATGGGGCCTGCAAAAGCAGAATCTGAAACTTCGCAGAATTATTCACCAAAAGCAATAGTTAGCACTTATTCCAAACGCTTCCAGGAAGCATTTGACACAGAAGGTCATGCAACTGGTATCATTCAAGTCAATCAATTTTGGCAAATTCTTAATTCGTGGTATCAGAATCGATTCACACCTCAAACACGAAATCCCGATTTTCATTTTAAGGCAAATAGAATACACGAATGGGTCAATTTATTCATCATTGCAGCCGGTCATGCTTTGCATAATGGGCTGTTTCCTGCGTTTGTTTCGGATACATCGGCGTGGATTCATAACTTGAATACGTCAAAAGATGGAGGTTGGGTCCTTCCATACAGTATAATGAGATTGCAACCAAATCTTTCAGAAAGTGTTACTCTTGAAGCTGTACTTATTGAAAAGATGGTCAAACCGTTTGTATACGATGAAGACTTCTATTTAGAGGAGATGAGGACAATCTACTTGATGGCAGCAAATACTAACACAGACCCTGAGAATGATTTATCTATACAATCTATTTTAGAGAGGTGTCCGAAACTTGTAAGAACATCTTCGTTTGATATTAAGAAATATGATAAGGAGGTACAGTAATGTCTCGGATATATTCACCTACAAACCGAATAAGATTTACAGATATCCCCGAGAAATATGCCGCACCTCGCCAGTATCGAGCTAAGATATCTGACATTCATTCTGCAGTAGTTACTTACGTTTATGAGCACTATAAAGATACAAAAAAGTACCGTCAAAAGGTTGTTGACGTTCTTAATTGTTTAACATATTATATACTTCAAAATAGCACTCCGTCATTCAAATGGGTTTCAACGGACCCACTCAATACAATGCCTGACATGAATATGGATGAAGTTGAGTCTGTAGTGGGCGGTTTCTGGCTATCTCCTGAGGCTATCGAATGGGATGTACCAGTAAGCAATAATTCTGCAGAAGACATTCAGTCAATTGCTGCATCTTCAATTGATTCAGTTTCGCAACCTAGTACAAGTCTTGTAAAGGGGATGCAACCTGTTGCTAAACTTGCACAGCCTGCAGTTACTGCAAAACCTATATCTGTAAAGCCTGCAAGCCCTCAAGTACTAAATAGACCGTTGCAGCAAGTTAAACGGGAGCAGAAAGAAACAGTTAAAAATCCGTTGCAGTTAACTCGGAAAGAAGACCTGTATATTCAGTCTCCTGAGTGCCCTAGATTCGATACTTCTAAAGTATGGATATCTGCTAATGTAGATGGGGACAATCTTGCAATCTATACAACACTTCCTGAAATCCCTACTTGTCAGAATGAGATATCAATTACGACAAATGTAGACGCAATGACTGAATCAGAATTAATGGCTTTATATCCTAATCAGCTCATCCATACACGTTCTCCTAAGATGTATGAGCGATATAAGGAATTAGATTATGACGAGGACTTAGGTTGCATCATTCCGATTCAGGGATTCACTAAAGAACAAGTTGTTGATAATATTATCAGATACCCTCATTTGTTTAGGCTCAGAAAGATTGGACCCGATAAACAGATAACTAAATTCTTTAGTTCAATTGAAATCAACGGCGAATTGTTACCAATTGAATCTATTTGGGATAACTTACCTGAAGCACAGCTGATGCCGAGGGACGCTGAGTTCGTCAAGGAGTATGTAATAAGACGTTACTTGCTTGAGGAAGAGAACGGAATGACTCATCAGTACAATATCTACGGAGGGCTTGAACCGTTCTTGACACTGTTTATGCCTTGCACAGATTACATTCGTAAAGGATATACAGATACGTTAGCAATCGTTAAACAGTGCGTTACTAGTAGAGTTCATTACAAGCAAACAAGAAGTCCAATTTTAAGGAGGATAGAGGGTCATGTATAATTGCATTTTCAATGGGCATTGTATAGAAGAAACTCCGTGTAACGGCTCTTGTCCTGCACTCGCACAAACTTCTTATCTACTTGAAAGAAACGATATAAAGATGTCGAACCCAGTGTTCAGAATGTCACAGACAGAAATGAACAACTGTTTTGACATTCTAAATAAATGCATAGGAAAGACCGCTTCCGTTATTGTACCCAGCGGCGAATTTACTAACCAAACTGCAGATGCTTTAACTTATTGTGCAATCTGCCAGAATTGGCGAGGTAGTCAGTTACACTGTACAGTATATAATCTCAAGTTTGCACAGTATCTCGAAGCAATTCAGAGTAGCTGGTCTTTCAACGGTTTCGATGGTTCTGATCGGCTAGAGCAAATCAAGATCTGGGTTTCTCATGCAAGAGTACTTATTATTTCAAATCTTGATTTTGTTAATTTCAAGGACTTTCAAAGTCAGACCTTGTTGTCACTTTTGCAATCGCGAGTAGGCATGGACCTCACGACTATTGTAGTTACACCGACTATATCTGCACTAGTAGGTGAAGGACAGTTCTTCTCTAGATTGACAAACATACTTTCTAAACAGAAAGTAGGTGATAGCGGTTGATTCAATCAATAGAAGTTCAAGTCATTTCTAAGATCTTAACTTGCGATGACGAGCAGATCGTAGATACTTTGATGAGTTACGCTCACGAAAAGTACTTCCAAGCGTATTTAGCAGAGATTCAATTTATACATAATCATAAAAGTGCTTATGGGCTTATCCCAAGCATATTCACTTTTCAAGCAGAATTTTCTGATTTTGAGCTTGTAGCTGTTCGTGAGCCTTTAGAGTATTTTGTAACTAAACTTAGAGAATATCGGAAATATCTCATCCTTCTTGAAACGTTCAACAAAGTTAAGGAGTTCAAAGAAGGTGATACAGAGGATGCTTGGAGATACATTGGAGTTAAGGTTGAAGAAGCGAATTCGCTTGAAACTCGTCAGCCGATGGATATCGTCAAGGATGCTTCTGTACGTGCTGAGCAGATTAAAGAATATAGTAAACAGAAACGAATTCCGACAGGCTTTCCCGAGATTGATAGAGTCATGTACGGTGGGCTCAGTACAGTTGAAGAATTGCTTGTAATTATTGCCAGAAGTAACGCGGGCAAGAGTTGGGTGTGTACAAGATTAATGGAGTCAGCACAGAAAAATGGTTATCCTGTAGCTTACTATTCTCCAGAAATGCAGGCAGCTTTCTTAGGCACACGTTTTGATACGTGGCGTAATCATTTTGAAAATAACAAGCTGTATAAAGGCGATTACTCTCAAGATTATTACGCATATATCAAGGGTCTTGAAGGCCAAGATACTTCTGCGTTTGTTATAGAAGATAAGGACTACCCTGACGGAGTTTCTGTTAGGACGCTAGAACCTTTCATTAAAAAGCACGGAATCAAACTTCTCATTATCGACGGCATTTCTTACATGACTGATGACGAGCATTCCAATCGAGTTCAGGACAAGTATAAGAATATTGCTCAAGGGTTGTTCCGATTGAGCAAGAAGTACAGTTGTGCAGTTGTTCTTGTTATGCAGGCCAACCGAGAAGTTAAATCTAAAGACGATAAGGGAGAAAGTATCCCGACACTGTACAATGCAGAGGATTCAGACCAACCCTGTCGTATCGCAACACAAGCTTTTGGTATTCGTCAGATATTCGATAAACACGTACTTGATATTGGATTGTTGAAATCTCGTATGGCGAACAATACTAATCCGATATTCTCATATGCGTGGGATATTAATACCGGTCAGGTACAGTATATTCCAGGAGATAATGCAGACGGAACTCCAGGAGGAGTAATCCCCACACCTCAGCTTAATACACCTTCGGTATCGTTTGGAAATGCCCAGCCTGATGCTTCTGATTTGTCGTTGATAGATGATTCTGCAGATGAATTAGTCGAATTCTAAAAACTTTTTAAAATTCTTCTTGACTTTTTCATATAGATATCATATAATTATAATTGTAACACACATACATATTACAATTTTTGGAGGATATTATATGAAGGCATTACTTATTATTCAGAGAATTTTAGCATTAGCAGTTGGAATTTGTGGAGTTGTCTTAATGTTTAGCGAAGTAGCTATAACTTCCCCTGCTTCAGAACAGCTTGCACTTACCTTAGGAGGTATCGCATTAGTAGCAGTTGCTGTTGGTTGGGGACTTTTAACAGGCGTAGAAGAGGACTTGTTTTTAAGATACAGCAGGAGGTAAGAATATGGCAGATTTCAATTTAAACTCACTTAAAGTAGCCAACCAAATACGTGTTCATCAGGTTGTTCAGCTCGGTGTTAACTATTTTGACGTAAACGACGTTTGTGCCCTTCTTGGCCATTTTGTAGCTGGTGACACTATTTTTGACTGCACTTCTTCGACTGAGTTCCAGATCTGTCAATTTCTTGTTGGAATAGGGCTCCTTAGTTGTTCAGCGACTACACAACACAAAGAGATTTTTGAACCTGTTTCAGAAGAGGCACAGCAGAAACTTGAAATCATGCTTGAACTCTTGATAGATAAGCAGAAAGAAGCAAGGAACGCTATGTTGGAGTAATTACATAGGAAAGTGACCGGCTTGAAGATAGGAGAGACCCCTTGTTTATATTACGTCTGTAAAGGGCAGTGTACTAAAGGCAGAGATGCTGAACATATTGGATATTGTCAAAGGTACGACAAGTATTTAGGCAAGTTAGCAAGAAAGGACGAAAGTGAACAAAATGAATTATCAATCAGAGAGCATATCGTCATTCAGCGGAGAAGGTCCGCATGACATAACAGAACTAAAGGGCAGATGCGACTTAATGCCCTTAGAGACAATCGCAGAATTTTCGAGATATTTATCTAGTGTCACAGAACCTCCAAAAGAATCTTTCAGCGGCGAAGTACTGTTTAAGTATCTGAATGACTTCACCGGTTCTGGTAATAAAATATTCATTCATTACATCTTAGAATTATTCATTGGTACGTTCTACGGCGGTAATGTGGGCACAGCTTTGCTCGGTCTTGCCGTTCATTTTGAGCAGGATGCTCAGTTGTACTCAGAACGCAGTTGGGAAGCAGGTATCTACTGTCATCATTACATCAACGGAGCCTTACGTCACGGATTAAAATTGCTCAGAGGCGATCAGGATTCTGTTCAAGCTCGAGCATTCATGTGGAACCTGTTTTGTCTTTTGTGGACAATCGATAATAGACCGCAGTTCAATGACCTTAAGTACGCACAGGCAGATGTGACAAATAGTTTAGTTTCTGCAAGTACTATACAGGAGGTAGAGGAATCCGTTAGAACTTATATAAACTAATAAAGAAATATAAATATTATCTTGAATTAATTTATATTTGGTTCTTTTATAGAGAAGTTTGCTATTTAAGTTTCCGCCCGATTTAATCAGGCAAGCCTTATTCTCATAGGCGTACGGACAACGCCTCTACTGTATAAGACCGAAAGGTCTACAACATTACTTTTGCGAAGAATGTTTAGGGCTCCATTAACGTCTGCGTTAATCCAAGTTCTATTGAATCTGCGATAATATCCTCGATAAATACGTTTACCTGAAAATTCTTTCTTCACAGGGTTGTCAGGATTCCAAACAGGAATTGAATCCTGTTCCCAGAAGCTTGCTTGCGACGTGTAGGATTCCTCTTGTTTTGAATACTTGATCCCAACAAGATTGCAAAGGTACTCGAGCCGTTCCTTGAACTTGCCATAAGGTAGCATGCAAAATGTCTGATTGTTAACTCGGCCAAGATGGGGATTATCCTGGAAACCGTCATTATATCCAACAACAATGTTGCCTATGTTATGGTCGACACAATATTCAACAATGTATTTAGATACTTTGTAAATATAATCTTGAATTTGACGATCACGTTTAGCCGATTTTGCAGCTTGAAGTTTTGTAGCCTTTTTGCTTAACTTCTGCTTATCTTTTATACTTGACAGTCTGGCGTTTTCCTTATTGTACCATTGGTTGATTGATTTAATGTTCTTACCGTCAACTATAAAAGAATCACCATCAGAGGTTGCACAGGTTGCGAAATTGTCGACTCCGAGATCAATTCCGAGAGCTCTGGTTGAATCCAAGATGAGTTGCTCAGCTATTTCGTCATCAAATAAGATAACTAATACAAAATGCTTGCCGTTATTTTTTGGAATGATGTGAATCTGTCGAATGTGTTTATTTCTGATATGATTTGGAATTGTTACTTTAATTTTAGTTCCAGGGTATTTGCTGCTCAGAAATCTTGACATAGGTAGAATATAAAATCCTTGTTCAATGTGTTTTTGCTGATCTCGTGGGCTATTGAACTCAACCTTGTAGAACGAATCTTTATCACGATAGTGCGGAATTTGAACAGCGTCTGCAGGATATGTTCCTTGCTTGACTTTTTTCTTAAGTGCAAAGAAAGCCTTAAAAGCGCTGTCAACTGCCTTCATTGACTGCTGAGCTACATTGCCTAAATAATTATATACATCTGTTCCTACCATTAGATGATAATTGGCTTCATAGTTTAAATACTCACCCTGCTGAAAGAAGTGTTGACGAACATTATACATTGCGGCGTTGTAAACATTTTTGCTTGCATGACACATGTCCCGAAGAATCTGATATTCTACAGCTGAGAGTTTCTTGAGATTACATTTCCAAGCCTTTAATATTTTCATTTCAATTCACCTCCTTTCTTTTATCTGATTATATTAAAGGTTAAAAATTCACTGAAATTCAAGAATATCAGTGAAGAATTATTAAATCGTTATAAAATATAAATAAATTGACAATAAAATTTATATGAATTTAGAAAGGATTATAAAATTAAAATATGAGCAGATTAGTTAAGAAGAATAAAGTAGAGCACACCATTCACGGCTACTATGGTAAAGCAGGTTGGAGAGAACAGAATGCAAAGAAGCAGTAAACATTTAACTACAATTGAAATGATATACACAGTGCTGCTCATAAGCGCTTCGCTTGTGGGCAGTAAAATAGTACAGATAGGCAGCAATACGTTTACAATTTACATTCCTGCATCTGTATTCTGTTTTGCGTTCATTTCGTTCTTATCAAATTTGATACTGTGCTTAGCAAGTAAAGAAGAAGCTTCTCTGAATGTTAAACGTGGGATACTTAGTCAGTTGATTGCTACTGCGATATTTGTTCTTATAGGATTTCTTCCTGCACAAGATCTAGTCCATCAGGATGCGTATGTGCGAATCCTTGGAACCAATTGGATTCTTGTTGTTGCAGGCATCACTGCATTTGCAGTCTCACAATTCGTACAGCTTAAAATATTTGCAGGACTACAACAGAAACTTAAAATGAGGTGGGCAAATATCATCTCAATTGTAATTGCTCAATTTGTTGACACAGTGCTATACACAATCATTGCATTCGGATTAGGGCAGAAATACTTATTCTCTTCTGAGGGTGTGATAATGCTAATTCACATCGTTATTACACAATGTATAGCCAAGTGGATTATATCTGCTATTCTGTCTCTTGTGTTTCCGGCAGTCGTTAAGAAACTTGATTTGCAGAAAACTTGAACTTCCTTATATAAATACAAAGGAGGTAACGGATAGTGAAAAGATTAATATACAGTAGTCACAGTGATTATGTCGAGCAGTTCAACGAGCACTATAGCAAACGAGATTTCCGCAACAGATATATCGCTGACGGAGAAGTTAGATTCAAGATGCCTTCTGTAGTGAGTAGGCTCTTGAAGTCTTTCAACCAGCAGTATTCGGCTGCAAATCTTGAGCTTGTTTCAGACTACTACGAGGATGAAGACGGATACAACGTGAACTATTGGTTCGTTCGTTAGAAGGAGGTTGAAGATTGATGTTATGATAGTTGCAGAATACATCAAAGAACATAGATATTCTAAGATCTGGCTCTGCCCAGATCTAGTATCAGACGGACGTATAAAGAGAAATCAGTTATGGCAAGGAATTGATTGTACGCCTACAACAATTCCAGAAGAGCTTAAGAATAAAGAGGTAACAAGAACATTTAATGATTGTGGTTCGCATTGTATCATATGGCATAATGACGAGAATGTTCCATTTGTTAATTGGGGCAATAGTATTCTTGGGCGGGAGGAAAAATAACATGGCGAAGCACAATGATTGCTACGATTTTATTGATGCTTACTTGCAATGCTCTTCTGATGATATTGTATTAGTAGCCGTTGATGCTAATGTTCGCTACTTGATGGCTCAACAGGATGCAGAGGAGTACAATGTAGGTCAGCCCGCTACTGCATCAACTGATATAAATGCAAATTACAATCAAAGTTGATTTGATTCTACCTTGTATAGAATTACGTAATGAAGTTCTACTGCAAGAGGTCAAGGACGAACTAGACTGATTAGGACTAGATGAAATTGACCTTAGATAACTGATAGTGTGTATCAACCGGAGTTCGTATTTTTCATCCTTTCACGAAATTCCTCCGGTATACAAATAAAAACTATTATCTTAAAGGAGGAAATCTAAAATGATTTCAAAAATCAAAAGTCTAGTAGAAGACTATAAAGTTCTACTCAGAAGTGTTCCGGCATTTGTGACTACTGCATTTGTGCTGACAACTGTATTGATGAATTTCGCAGCCGCACGCTTGCTAGTAAATGTAGGAAGTTTTGCCGTAACGGGAGGTTTTCTGCTATCGTTTGCACCTTTCTTGTGTATGGATTGTGTTACGAAGAGATTCGGTGCCAGAGCTGCAATCATGCTTAATATTCTCTCTGCTCTTGGTAACCTATTCGCAGTTGTATTTTTATCTATTGTTGCAGCAATTCCTACTGGTTCTCCCGATCCCGAATTTAAGTACATCTTCGGAGGCGTATGGTTCATTTGTTTGAGTAGTACAGTCGCATTTGTAATTTCAGGTGTAGTCAATTCGTTGCTTAACGCTGCAATAGGAAGATTATTCAAGAAGAATCCAAATGGAGCAGCCGCATTTTCAGCAAGGAGTTTCATTTCAACTTTTGTAGGACAAGCAATAGATAATTTCTTATTTATTGCAGGTGTCTACGTAATTTTCGCACCTATTTATTGGGGCACAGAACCCATTGCAATTACTACATGCTTTGGTACAGCTGTATTTGGCGGATTACTAGAGTTGTTAGTTGAAGTTGCTTTTGGCTGGTTCGGCTACAAAACATGCAAACGTTGGGAACGCGAAAAGGTAGGCCAGGAATATATTGATCTTCATTCTGTTAAAACTGAGTAAACTAGTAGTAGAGCTGCTTGCTATCAAGTAGCTCTACTTTTTATAAAAATACTTGACAAATTTACAATTCTATACTATAATATAGTTACAAGATTCTACATTATCTTGTGAGAAATCGTTTACATGCATTGAAAGGGGATCTAATTATGTGGCCAAGTAAACAGAGAGCAGAATACAAGATTAAATGTCTTAAGGACGGGAGAGTTTTCAACAATATCCAGGAGGTGTGCGAAGCTTATGGATTCACTAAAGATCAAGTGAATTACAGACTTGACGACGGACTTGATCATAAAGACGGATACAGTTATGAGAGAGTCTGGGATTGGTCTAAGAATAACGCAGAGGCTATCGAATCAACTAAAGCAGTTGATTCTAAAAAGTATGTAGAGAAATACGGGGATAAGACAGTACCGCTTCCCGGTTACGAAGACTACTACACCATATCTACTTCTGGAGTTATTACAGATATTCAGAATCATGGTAAGATGCTCAAGATCAAAACAAAGGTAACAGTAAAGAATACAGTAATTCTACATAAGAGGGGAACACAGTGGTCTCAAGTTCACAATGTAGAGAATTTGCTCAGTAAAGCATTTGGTGACCCTGATACAGGAAGCGAGGCAGATGAATGACAAAAGAACAAATAGCAGTGATGAAAAAGCTGAATCCTGATTTGTTTGTCCATGACCTTGGAGCTAAGTTTCAGTTGGGACAAGATGTATGGATTGTGAAGCAGTCTATATACACTCAGGTGAAGTTTGTCTTTCACGGAGAAGTCGAAAGCATTATACACAGTAGTTCTACAGTCCCTGATTGTTGTGAACAGCTTAGCTATTGCCTCAATTTGGATAGTTTACCTGTGAGCGCATCGGCGACTGATTACTTGCATAACGCAGATCCCCGATATGTCACAGAAGAGTATCAAGAAGGAGACATATTTGAAACTCTTGAAAGTGCAAAAGAGGAAGCTGCTACTTGGAACCATTACGTGATGGAAGAAGTAAATGACTTTGCTCGGAGGCAATCAAATTGAGAAAAGAAAATTATGTTGCAATAGGCATTGTCCTTGTTGTTATTTTACTTATTTTGTTTGTCGTAGGGGTCAACCACGTTCCTCACAACGTCTCAGACGATGTAATTGGCTCTGGACGGCTTTACGAATGCGACTACAAGTCACTTAACATCAACACAAAGATCACATTCAAGAAAGACGGAGTTGAGCACGAGATTACAGGCCGAGTATTTACCTTAGTCACAGATCCACTTACACTTACGAAAAACGGCAAGGTAATCGGGAAGGCTGACGACAGTTATAACTTTTTGAACCAGGATGACCACGCAATTACAATCAATGGGAATTTTGAAGTAGCTATTCGAGGTAACTTCAAAGTATTTGGGAACAGCTACGACTTATTTGATAGCAACAACAAGAAAGTAGGATATGCAGAATTCAATGATATGTGCACTGACGGTGCAATATATAATGCACAGGGAGAAGCTATCGCAGTGTATTCTAGATCCTG